CGCGCCGATACATTTGGCATCCGCGTACCACGCGACGCCGCTCGCCTCGACAAAGGTCAGCCGCACGAGCGCACCCGAACCCGGCCCGAGCAGGAACGCTCTCCAGGCGGCGGTGAAATCGGTCGTCGTGCCGTCGTACTTGACGGTCAACTCGACGTCGATCGTCCGCGCGTCCAGTGGCGCTGCCGCGGACGCGCGCGGGTCCCACGCGCCCGGCGAATCAAAGTAGTTGACCGACAACTGGCGGCGACTCCACGGCATCTTGACGTGCTGTTCGAGCGCCGACACCGCGTACACCACACCGGTATACAGGTCCGTGATCGTCGTCAGGGTGCGAATCGTGGCCATCTTCAGGCGCCCTCGCTCACATCGATAGCCCGTACTGGCGGCCGGTGACCGTGAAGACGTTACTGAGCTTGTCAATCACGCGGTTCGCGATCGCTTCCTCACTCTGGCCCGCGGCGCCATAGACCTGCACCGCGCCCGGTGCGAGCGTCACCGTCACCGGACTCGCGCCGCCACCGCCCGCACGGCTGACCGACTGAGGCGTCACCCCACTGAGCGAGCCGGTGGAATAGGCGAAGGATTGCGGCGCGGTCGCGCGGGCGAGGGCGCTTGAGATGTCACCCGCGCCACCGAGAATGCCCTGCGCGATGCCCGCGGGAATCCACTGGCCAACCTCGTCGCGGAAGACCTTGGACGGCGAACCGATCCCGAGCGCGCTTTTCGCCGCGCCGACCGCCCCGCTCACGACACTCGTTGCCGCACTCGCAAGTCGCCCCGCTGCGCCGGTCACGCCGGGGACCATGCCGTCGACGATGGCGCGGCCGATGTCCCCACCGAGCCCGCCGGCCCAACCGGCCGCATCCGACAGCACGCCACGGATGCCGTCGAGCGCGTTCGATACGGCAGATTTGATCCCGTCCCAGGCGGTTTGTGCCGCTGATTTGATGCTGTCCCAGATCGATTGCGCGGTCGTCTGGATCGCGGTCAGCGCCGACGAAATCAGGGATTGAATCCCATCCCACGCGGATTGCGCCGCGCTCTTGATGCCGTCCCACGCGGACTGGATCAGCGCACTGATCGCATCCATCCCGGTACCGACGATCGCGTGGAGCGCGTCCATCCAGACGCCCGCGAGCGTCTGCATCGTGTTCCAGAAGCCGGTGACGATATTCTGGACGTTCTGCCACGCGCCGGACCAGTCGCCCTGGATCAGGTTCATCACGAGGGCGATCACATTCGAGATGATGTTGAGCTCGTTGCCGATCGTCGCACTGATCACCGTCCAGACGCCCGAGATAATGTTCTTGATCGCCTCACCGTGCGCCGTGATGAAGTCGGCGATCGCCTGGAAATTGGTCTTCACCGTCGTGGCGATCGCCACCACCGTCGGGATGATTTCGGTGGAGATCGTCTGCCACGCGTTGGCGAGCGCGGGCAGAACCGTCTTCGCCACCTCCTGGATCGCCGGCACGATCTGATCGTGGAAGAACGTTTGCACCTGCGCGGCAAACTGCTGGATGGCGGGGAGCCCCACGCTGACGAACCAGGCGGAGAACTGCTGCAGCGCCGGAATCACATTGGCGCTGATGAACGCGGCCGCCTGCTGGACGGCGGGGATGAGCGAACCTTGCACCCAGGCCGCGAACTCCTGGACCGCGGGGATCACCACGTTGCGAATGAAGAGCCCGAGGTTGCCGATGGCAGCCTGAAAGCCGACAATGCCGGCCGCATCCGTCCAGTTCCCCTGCAATGCCTGCACGAAGGTCAGCACGCTGTCACGCACGAACTGGAACGCCTTGCCGAGCGCGAAGGCGATCGTTTGCAGTTGTGTCAGACCGCTCCCGGCGCCCGCGCCCGACATCGCCGCCTGGAAGGCTTTGATCGCGCCGGGCAGTTGCTGGTTGAAGGCGACGAGGAGCGGCGTAACTACCGGCAGGATCGCCGCACCCAACTGCGTCAGCACCCGAACGCCGGTGTTCTTCAGCAGTTGGAACTGCGCCGACGCAGTCTCGCTCATCTTCTTGTAGGCGGCTTCGGCGCTGCCCGCCCCTGACGTATTCTGCGCGAGGGCGTCACGGACGCTATCGAGTTCGCCCATCAGCACACGCGCACCGGTCTGTGCCTGGACATCGGGAAAGATCTTCTGGATGTAGGCGTTCCGCTGCGCCTCCGTCATCGTGCCGAGTCGCGTTTGGAGATCGCCCATCACGTCGATCGTCGAACGGAAGTTTCCACTCGCGTCCGTGGTGGCGATGCCGAGCTCCTTGAAGCCCTTCGTCGCGTCGGGCGTATGGATCTTGAGGAGCAGGTTCGAGAGGTTATTGATATTTTGCGCGGCCGGACCGCCCTCCTTCGTCACCCCGACGATCAGGGCTCCGAGTTCGTCGAAGCCAACGCCAGCGCCCTTGGCCGACTGCGTAACGAGACCAAGATTGGCCGCGAGTTCCTGGCCATTGACGACGCCGGAGTTCACGGTATTGAAAAACACGTCGCTGATATGCGATGCGTCATCGACGGACGAGCCGTACGCGTTCATGACGCCGATGACGGCGGTGCCGAACGTCTGCGCGTCGGTCTGTGCGCCCACGGCACCTTTGCCGAACTCCTCGACGAGTTTCAGCGCGTCGCCCTGCGAGACATTGATCGAGGAGAAGATGTTGTAGAGGCCGTCAGCCAGCGACTGGGCGGATTGCGGCACGCGCGTCGAGATCTCGGTCAGCGAGTTGAATACCGCGCTCGTGTCGATGTCCGGCTTGATCGTCGAGATGTTGGCGACACTCTGCTGCAAATCGGCGGCCATCTTGACGCCGGCGACACCGACGCCCGCGAGCGCCGTCCCGATCAGCGCGGTGCCGCCAGCGATCGCGGTGCCAAGACCGGCGACCTTGCTGCCGAAGCCCGAGAGGCCGCTTTCGGCCTGCGAAGTATCTGCCGAGACGGCCACTTTCAATTCGGCTGCCGTGATCGGCACGTGCGTCGCCTTTCCGCTTAGGTCCGAAAGCGGCCGGACCGGTCGGCGCGCCGCTCGAGTTCATTGCGCGCCTGCGCTTCGACTGATTCGGCGGTGAGCGCTCGATGCACCCAGACCATCGAGTCGTCCGCAAGTGTGCGCGGATCGACGCCTAAGTACCGACCCGCGCGAATGACGAGATACCAGATGGGAGCGCGTCCTGCGAGCCCGCCGGTGACGAGCCAGAGTCGGAGGGCGCGCTGGGTGAGTTTGGGACGGCAATCTCCGCGAAAATCACTTCACAGATTCGGGAAAGAATCTGAATCGGCACGTCCATCATGGCCGCGGCAGTGAGCGGCAGTGGTTCGCCGTCGTCGTCGGTCACGTCCCAGTCAGTCACCATCTGTGTCAGCATGCGCGCCATCGTCATGGTGACGACGCGGGCATTGTCCGGCTCCTGCTGGACCTCCTCAATCATCGCGAACATGCGCGGTGTCACACCGGCCGGGTTGTAGCCGAGCGTGATCTCGCCCGAACCGATCGGGATCGTCACGGTGCGGCGATTCTCCACGAGTTGGCTCAGCTTCATTGAGACCCCTCACTAACCTAGGGCCGCTTGAGTATTTATCACGTCAAGATGAATCGCCTTCGACCACGTTGGATCGTGGACAAGATCGAGCGTCCACGAGAGCGTGGACAATCCGTCTTTGTCATCAAATGCCGGTGCGTCGGAGACCTGTAACGCCATATCAAGCGAGAAGCCGTAGGCGGCGGTGCCGATAGGGCTGCCCGTTGCCTTGATGCGCATGAAGCGGGTCGCACCCTGGCGCATCGCCGTGACGAGCGCCATGCCAGCGGCATCACGCTCCATCTGCATCTTCACCTGCGGCTTGAGTTTCGTCTCATAGGTGGTGGCGTAGGAGGTGTTCGCGCTGTTGATCGCCCAGAGGGGATTGAAGCGGTCCGCCATGTCCGTTTCGACGGAGAGGACGCGCAGCAGTTTCGTCGTCCCCAGCGCCGCCGCACTGTTGTCGAGATAGACATCAAACTGCTGCGGCAGCACCGGGATCAGTGGCAGCGGGTTCGGGCCCGCGCCGGCAGCGCCCTGGACGACGCTGACGGGACCGCCGGTGATGCCGGTCGGCGTGATCGTCCAGGCGGGTTGTACCCCGGTGCCGAAGGCGGTGCAGACAATATCGGTCGGCGTCGCGAGGTTGCCGCCGACGGCGGTATAGGGGATTGCGTTTGGTGTCGCGGTGTTGAGCGCCGTCTGCACGGTGGATGCCGTCGCCGTCGCGCCCGTGATCGCTGCCGTGGTGTTCCCGCCTGCCGCGATGGTGAAGGTGCCGCCCGTGACCGCGGCGACGGCGTGCAGACTCTTCGCGTCGTTCACGGACGGCGTCAGCGTCGCCCCTGTCGTCGTCAGCTTGCCCATCAGCGTCCCCTTGAAGGTCGCTTCATCCCGCGTGACGAGGATGTTCAGCGCCCGCGCCACATTCCCCGCGACCGTCTCGGCGCCAACGGAGGATCCGCGCTCGATCGAGAGCGATTTGACGGTGTCCGGCGCGGAGGAGGCGATGTCGAATCCCCAGGTGTAGGCGCCCGTCGTGCCGATCTGGACGCCGGGGGTCATCGCAAAGAAGGTCGAGAGGACATAGATGCTCTCGTCGTACGTCAGCGGGCCGTCAATGGCCGCCTCCGTCCACTCCTTGCCGAGCACGTTGAGCGTGTCGAACTTGTTGCCCATCGGCGCGAACTTCGTGACGGTGCCTTGGATATCGGGCGCGATCGAGAGCGAGCTGAGGCGCTTCGTCGCGGGAACCAGGGCACCTATAGTACTTTCTATGCCAACCTGGACCAGTTCGGTTACGGTCGTGCGTTCGAATGCCACCGGGACACCTCCTCAGATGCATCAAGACAGGAGCAAGCGAAAAATGTGCCCCAACTCCACAAAGTCCTCGTCGCCGTCCTCGTAGAAGGATTCGTATTCGTCCTCCTGAATCGACGAGAGGACGAGACCACCGGAGAGCGTGGCGCTCTTGCGGTGGAGGAGCGTGTACATCCGATCCGCGCCCGCCTCGATCGCCACGATGGAGTTGCCCGCGTGAATCAGGCGGATGAGATAGAGCGCATTCGCCATGATGCGCACGCCCGCGACCTCCATCACGCTCACCGAGCCGCCACCCTGGTTCTGGAAGACGGTCGCGGGCAGCGCGGCGTTCTGTGGCGCCTGGCGCCGATAGACCCCGCCCGGACTCGCATCCATGTAGACGGAATCGCCTTTGAGCGTGGTGGCGATCCACTTCTCGGCGGTGACGATGGTCGCCATTATTCGAGCTCGCTCTCGAGGTGCGACAGGCTGTTGATGAAGGGCTGCCGCTGACGTTCCACGGCGGGGATCATTGCCGGGTGTGCGGCCATGTACCGCGTGCCGCTCTCCTGAAAGACGGCGTACGGGGTGTCTGTCGAGACGGTGTAGTTACCCGACCCGACGCGCGTGGTCGTGATGCTGTCCCGGTAGTGGCCGGTACGCACGCGCACGCCTGCCTTCCAGTCACGCTCAATCGCAGCAGCGGTCGCGGCCGCCTTCGGGTCAACCGCGCCGGGCAGACGCGCGGCGATCGCGGCGAAGTCGTTGCGGATGATCTCGACGCGCACGCCACTCGGCATGGCTATGCCTGCGCCTTCGCTGCGTCCTCGGCCGGCTCTTCCACGGGTGTACCGTCCTCGTACGAGATGACCGAGTAGCCGGCGTACGCGCTGTCCTTCTCCCGCTCGTAGTCCTCCGGTTGAACGGCGTACTGCTCGTGCGTCTCGTCGTTTTCGATGATCACCATTGACATTTAGATGACCTCCTTGCAGATGAGGATGACGCTTGTGCGATACGTACCCGCAGGGATCGTCAGGATTGAGAACGTGCGCGAATCGACCAGGATGCGGTTATCAACGTCCACCGCAGTACCGAGTGGCAGATTGACGCGATAGAGCGTCACGGTCTCCTGCACATCAGCGATGACAATCTCCGCGTCTCCCTGTGTCAGCACGGTGATGCGACAGGGCGCGGTCGCCGTCGTGCCCCATCCCGGCGTCCCGCCACCCGCACCGTCATCAATCCAGGTCGATCCCTGGACCTGCGCGGTATCGGACATGGCGCGCTCATCGGTCTGCCGCATCCGATCCAGCGTGCCTGTGGAGAAATATGGCCGGGTCATTAGAACAGTCCAACCGGCTGCAAGGACGCAGCCATCGCCATGCACCGGTCGTACGTGGTCGCCTCCTGTGCGCTGCCCGCACCGCTAATCGTGGTGTTCACCCGATCCGATGCCTTCCGCGCCTTCGTGCGCCAGCACTCACTGGCGGCCGCCTTGACGTCGGAGGCGCCGCTGGTGGGCACGGCGGCAGCCCACGTGATCGTCCCATCCGCCACGTATGCCGATGGGTTGCGGCTGCTCGCGGGGATCACCCACACGGGCTCGGTGTCGCCCGAGACACCGGGCACCATCCCGGCCGTGGATACCGGGTCCCAGTCGCTCGCCAGTGACTGGGTGTGTGGCGCGTACGCCCACCCGTTCGGCACCGTCGGCGTCACGAGCACATCCGGGTAGTACGTCGTCGCGGCCGTCCACGTGCGAAAGCCCATCGAGCGGAGGATTGCCTGGTCTATCTCCGCATCAGTGAGCATGGGGTCAAGCGTCGGCTCAACCAGTGCCGCAACCGCGTCGTGGATGTCCGTGGGTACGCTCATGGGAGAACCTACTTCTTGGCGGGCTTCGTGCCGGTGGGCGCCTGCGGGTCAGGGCCAGGACCCTTATCTTCGGTGGGTGCTGCCGGCCGATCCGCCACTTTCGACGCCCCCCCTTCTTCGCTGGCTGCGCCCTCGTCCGTCAGACCGTACTTCGCCGCTTCCTCGTCCGTGATCGTGCCGCCAGCGGCAACGACGAGGATGGCGGCATCGGGGCTGTCTTCGGGAACGACTTCGCCCTCGGCATTCGCGTATACCGCAGTCTCAGACGTGTACATCGGTGTCTCCTCCGTGACTTGGCGGATCGTCACCGACCCGCCAGTGCGTACCTGTTCATGTTTGCCGAGGGGGTCGCGAACTCCGCGGCCGCGACCCGTCCAGAGTCGGGAGCTCACACCTGGGTGCCGACGACCGTCCAGACAATCGTGGAGGTACCGTTGGTGGCTGTGCAGATATACAGTTTGCCCGCGGTCGTGTCCGTGTACAGCGTTCCCACCTTCGCGGTGCCGAGGCCAGTGACGTTGACCGTCGGCGCGGCCGCACCGGAGGTCATAGCGAGCGAGGAATCACTCCCCGCTCCCATGCGTTGCCGCGAGCCCGGCATGATCGACGGGCCAGTGGTATTGATGAATGACATGCTGGGTTCCTTTACTTGAGTGGCCCGTAGTGGCGACGGTATTCCTCGGACGGTGCTTTCCAACAGGCCCGCCAGCGTGTACCGTTCACTCACCGGACACCTCCACGTGTCTGGTCACGCCCTCGGATGGTCAGAACATCGCGGGGGCATTTTCAGGATTCCAATGGGCTAAGTATACCATAATCCGCCATCTCAGGGGACTAGGTATATAGCCTAACCTAAGGTAATCCTGTCACAGTACAAAATGCTAGAGGCCTATACACCGCTAGAGCAAGTCTTTCCTCAGCCCTGATTGTGAGCAGATTTTTTACGAAATCGTCCACGTTCGAATTTGTCGTCTCCAGCGTGATGCCCTGGCGGCGGAACACCTGCGCACCGAGTTTGAACGCGCCGACGAACGCGGTGTGCTGCGTCTGCGCGACGGTCGCGACTACCGGCAGGCCCCAGAGACGATTGGGACCGGCGTCGGCCGGATGACCCCAGATGTAGATGCCATCGGCCGTCTTGAGCAGTTTGACGTTCTGGAAATCGAGCGGATGCATGACGACGCCATCGGCCTGGAAGAAACCGACGGTGGCGATCTTCGTGATCGCCTTGAAGACGGCATCGGGGAGCGGGTCCGTCCCGAGGGCTTGCGTCTGAATGCCGGAGGTCGTCTCGATCCCCTGGATGTTCGGCGGTGTGCCGTTGCCGAGGAGAATCTGCGCCTCCTCTTGCTGCGCGACCATGAACTGCAGTCGGTTGTTCACGTAGTCGCGGATGGCCGCGAAGTCGGCGAACATCTCGTCGGTGACCTTCCCAGTGACGGCGATCTTGCGCACCGGCGCGTCCACCTCGGAGGTGTCGAAGGCTGCTTCCGGCTTCGTAGCCCCTTCAGCGACCGTCGTCGCCGCATTGGTGAACGTGTCCTCACGGACATAGCGGATCGTGTTCATCGTCGTCTCACCCTGCGCGATGAGATCGGCGATGGTGAGGGCTTGCTGGCCGATCATCACCATGCCGGGCTGGCGGTCGTACTCAGTCAGCGTTGAGACGGCCGTTGTGAACGTCGTCTTGCCAGCGAAGCCGAGTTGTTCCGGCGCCTCGAAGAACGCCTGCTGCTGGCCGCCACCGGGGCGCCACGTCTTGTACGCATCGCTCGTGACGAACCGCTCACCGAGGGACTTCGTGGCGGGCGTGCTGCCCGGCGTCGCGCCCTCACCGTCGGCCGAGCCGCCAGCAAAGGGCACGGGTCGCACGATGCGGCCGAAATCATCGGCCGCCTTCCGGTTCTCCTGCTCGATGACGCGCAGGCGCTCCGCCGACTTGAATGCGTCCTGGAGCGGCCCCAGTTCCGCCTCACGCCGGCGCACTTCCTCCACCTGATCGGCGGACAGGTCGTACTCCACAGAACCATTGACGATCTTGCGGTGATCGTCAAAGAGTTTCGCCAACTCACCGCGCTTCTGCGCCAGTTCGCTGCCCATCTCAATCAATGTCGGCATGACGCTTACCTTTCTTCGTTAGGCGCGCAACTCGACGCCGAGGGCTTCTGCCTGGTGTGCGAGGAAGCGCATGTGTGCCTGCTCAATCGCGGCGGTCTTGGCCGCCGGTTCGGTCTCATTGAGGAGCGCCTGCATCGTGGCGATGTGCGTCCCCATTGCCGCGTGGGCGACTTGCATCTGTGTGTGCATCTCCCGCAGGCGCTTGTGCCTGCCCGCAGTGAACGGACGAGCGGCCTTCTTGCCGTCGGCGGTCTGCGTGGACACTGCGATCAGGCCCGAGATGCGATCCACAAACCCCTCGATCGCATCTTGAGCGATGTCGGCGTGGTCGCTGAAGG